AGATTTTGCGGTAATGCTCTTAGGATTTAGTGGAGAAATAAAAATGACAAAAAGAAGATGTATGAAAATACACCACCCTGAATCTGTGTGTATGGCAGAGCGATTTGTTTTGTTTCATAATACAAGATTTAGAATCGGATTAGCATATCATGAATATTGGTGTTGTGAATGCCGCAAACAAAGGAAAATATGGTTTATCTGTTAGTTATGAAAAATGAAAGAGAGACAAAATATGAAAAAAATACTGGATGCCTGTTGCGGTAGCAGGATGTTTTGGTTTGACCGCCAGAACCCGGATGTCATATTTGCAGACAACCGGGAGGTAGAAACAACCTTGTGTGACGGTAGATCTCTTCTGGTAAAGCCGGATGTGCATATGGATTTCCGAGATATGCCGTACACTGATAACAGTTTTAAGATCGTGGTATTTGATCCTCCGCATCTTATCCATGCCGGTACAGGGTCATGGCTCCGGCAGAAATACGGAGTGCTTCCGGCAGATTGGCCAACGTACTTGAAAACCGGATTTGATGAGTGCATGAGGGTGCTTGAACCGTATGGACTACTTGTCTTTAAATGGAATGAGGATCAGATCAAATTATCGGAAGTGCTGAAAGCATTTGGTACGAAACCATTGTTGGGAGATCAGAGAGGTAAGACCCGTTGGTTGCTTTTTATGAAGTAAACTGGAATATTAAGATTTATGGAGGCATTTGTATGAGAAAAATACATGAATGTGCAGAAGATATAAAAAATATTTTAAATGATGCAGAACGAACCGAAGAGGTTGACGGAGATATGTTATGTAGTATTAATGAGTTGGTGGATGAAATTTTATCAATATATTGTTTAGAAAAACAACAAAGAAAAATGGCTATAGCTGAAGAAAATGAGATTCTTTCAGAAGAGGCTAAAAAAGCAGGATGGAAGTCTGGTGTTATGAACATCTAAACTGAAATATCGGAAAAATTGTGTAACGAAAGGAGATAGGTATGGCGAGACCGAAGAAAGAAGGTAAGAAAAACATCCGGAAGGATATCAGCATGGATCCGGAGCAGTACGAGAGATTAATTGATTACTGCCGGCAGCAGGACAGACCTATCTCCTGGGTGATCCGGCAGGCACTGGACAATTATTTACCTGTGTAACGGTACGTATTATTACACAATAAAACTGAAATTTACAGTAGAAAGGAGAAACATGATAATTCCAAGAGAAATAAGAGAAAAAATAGAACAGAGAAATCAGCTTGATGAAGAGATAGCTGGTTGGTTCCAGGAGAATGTAGATGCTTATGGATGCGATATAAAAAACGCTTATGTGGTTGATGAACCGAAAGGAGAAGAACAGATTGAAGAGGGGGAATATTGTAAGCAGTCAATTTTGGGCGAGGACTGGTACATAGGACAGTATTATTGGAAGATGGACAATGGCAAGTATTTATGCATGGATTTTGAAATATAGCTTAAACAATATTTATGTAAGAAAAATACGAAAAAATTGAAAAAATAAAAATATTTCTCAAAAAATGCTTTTCTTTACGGTTTTTTTTGACATATCCATATGTAAGACAAATACGTCTTGCAAAAATATGAAAACCTATGGGAGGAAATGCAAATGAGAAGACACAACAATTATGATGATTACGATCTGGATCCGAATTACGACGAGAGTAATGTAGACCTGGACAGCTACGAGCGCGAAGCGGATTACTATGAATCTGAATGTGCTGAGGGAGTAACAGTGAAAAATTACGCTGATACTAATGATCCTGTTTGCGAGAGGCTACATAACTGGAATGACTGTTTCTGGTTTCGGAAGTATTTCGGAATGTAGTACAGTATGTACTACGGTAGATCTGGGAGTGTCGTACATATCTGTGCGGCATTCCCGGGATTTTCTAGGAAGATGAAAGGAGTGATAGAAAAGAAAATTTTGTAAAAGTGTAATAAGTACATAATACACCGTTTGAAATTCCAGCTGCAGAAGGACTGCAAACAATCACATAATAATAGCGGTACAACCACCGACCAAAGTAGACTGTACCGCTCAACTGCTTAAGATCATCATATCACACGGATGTTTCTTAGGCAACGAGAAAATGAGGTGCGCATATGACTAAAAATGATTTAATCAACGACGTAGCTTATGAATTACGTGACAGCATGACCAGGGAACAGATCGACCGGATGAAGATTACGCTTTATGTAAAGTTGCAGGATTTTGAGCTGGCAGAGATCAAACAGCTGCCTATGACTATGGAGCATGACAATGAGTGGTTAATGCAAAGGTATTGTGTAGACAGCGTGGCAGCAGGACTCCATGCCGGAACTATCAGGAGTTATATTGGAATCATAAAGAAATTCTTTGACTTTGTGAATAAAAATTATAAATATGTGACAGCGCAGGATATCACAGATTATCTTGCTATAAGGTCCTATCGTGATCACATCAGCCACAATTATAAATCCACAATATACCGGTATCTCTGCACGTTCTTCAGCTGGGCATTTAAGAAGCGACATATCCAAAATAATATTGTTGATGGAGTAGACAAGGTCAAGCAGATCAAGAAAAAGAAGGTACGATTGACAGATGAGGAAGTTGAAACTATCCGCTATGCGCTGCAAACGCCAAAGGAAAAGGCATTGTTTGAATTGATGATTTGTACCGGCATGCGTGTAGGTGAAATCTCTTACCTCAATGTGTCAGATATTGATCTGACAAATAAGCAGGTATCAATTTACGCAGAAAAAACGGATACCTACCGCACCGGAATGCTTACGCCAGTAGCGGTGATGGCATTAAGAAATTATATCGGGGACAGGCCTGGGACAGATCCGCTGTTTTTGGCAGATCGGGCACCGCATAACAGAATGAAAGAGTATGGCATCGAAAAGCTGGCTAAAGAAATGGCTGTCCGGGGAGGAGTAACCAGGATAACAGCAACCGTGCATGTGTACCGCAAGACATTTGCAAGCGTATTATACCGCAAGACGGGTGATGTATTGCTGGTGAGTAAATTGCTGGGTCATGCAAAGCCTGACATGACGGTCCAGTATTACCTGATAGATGACATCGAAGAGATGCAGCACAAGTATAACAGAGTAGCATAGTAACAGCACCGGAAGTTGCACCGGTGCAACAGAAAGGAGAAAGCATCGATGCAAAGAATTAACAGAGCAAGCTGGAGGATTATCGAAACTATATTATTAAGGTATCCCCAACGAAAGAAAGAATATGAGGAGTACATATCGGACATTATGGCATCACCGGCGGGAGGCAGCAGTCGTCCGTCGGATCCTGCCAAGGAAAGAGACAAGGCACAGTCTGTCACAGAGGCAAAAGCCCTGAAGATGACATCCGTATACCATGAACGGATCAAGAAAGAGATTGAGGCAGTGGAATTTGTATATAATTCTCTTCGACCAGAAGAACAGAAGGTAATCCGGATCAGGTACTGGAGTAAAGGTCTCAGAGCACCGATTCCCTACCTAAAAATCGGTGGTGCCTCGTACAGTGAGAGACAAATGAAGAGGATAGTTTTTAAGACTATAGAACAGATTGGAAGGTATATTGGGGAGTTAAAGTAAAAGATGGCATGATTTCGCATGTCAAATGTGATAATATAGTATCGTGATAAATTAGTGACAGGGCAATGCAGATAGCTGCGTTGCCTTTTTTCGTGGAGTTGCACCGGTGCAACTTTAGAGAGATGGTGAGCAGATGGCAAAGGGCAAATATAAATATTGGCTGACACCGGAAGGCTTACTAAAGCTGGAAGGATGGACAAGGGATGGACTAACAGAAGAGCAGATCGCTGGTAATATGGGAATCTCCAGGTCTACATTAAATGAATGGAAAAAATTGTATCCGGACATTTCGGACACCCTAAAAAGGGGAAAGGAAGTTGTGGACCTGCAAGTAGAAAATGCGCTCTTGAAAAGGGCACTGGGATATCGGTATACAGAAGACAAATATGTAAGCGTTCCGATGGAGCAGGAAGAATATAGTCAAAAGCTATTTGAATATATGAATCGCTACAAACTGGAGCATCCGGAGGCAACAGATGATGAGCTGATGCTTGTAAGAGAGAAGTTTCCCAAAACAAAAGAAATGCTTGTGGAACGAAAAGTAAAAGAAGTAGAGCCGGATACCACAGCCCAGATATTCTGGTTGAAGAACCGAAAACCAGATAAATGGAGAGATAAACAGGATGTCCAGATCTCCGGAGAACTCAAGTCCGAACAGAGTAAACTGGATGACCTGATCAGACAGATGCGTGGTGATGGGTAATGAGCGCAAGTAAGCTCCTGTTGTCAGAGAAATACAAAGCATTCCTGAAATGTGATGCTCCGGTGGAATTTCTGGAAGGAACCACGGCGGCAGGTAAAACAACGGTAGGAATCTTCAAGTTTATGCTTAAAGTAGCGGAAAGTCCCAAGAAGCTTCACATCATTGCTGCGGATGACACCGGAACTGCTGAGAAGAACATCATCAACAAAGACCTTGGTATACTGGATAATTTTGGCATTCTGGTGGAATATAACGGCAGTGGAACCAAAGACGATAAGATTCCACATCTGATTCTGCATACTGGCAGGGGAGATAAAGTCATTTATGTGCTGGGCTACGGTAACAAGAGAAAGTGGAAGAAGGCCCTGGGTGGACAATATGGCTGTCTGTACATAGATGAAGTAA